CACAAGTTGGGCTGCGCCCAACTTGCTAACTTACGGCAGGGCACCTGCCGTAAGTTTTGGGCCCGCAAAAAAGGAGGAGATAGCTATTCACATAAAGGTAAAACGGGCGGGCAGCCCCGGGCCTGTCCCAACGCAAAATAAGGGCTACGGGGACGCTGGGGCCAGTTACCGCAAAAAAGCCCTGAAAGGCTTCCTTGCCAGCAGCGGCAGCCCCCAGGAGGATATTGACGCCAGCAACGGCACCCTGCGCCAGCGTTCCCGTATGCTGTACATGGCGGCTCCCCTGGCCGCCGCGGCCCTAAAACGCCAGCGCACTAACGTGGTGGGCAACGGCCTGCGGCTGAAAAGTACCATCGACCGGGAAATACTGGGGCTCACCCCGGAGGCAGCCGAAGCCTGGCAGCGCCACACCGAAGCGGAGTTTGCCCTGTGGGCCGAACACAAGGACGCTTGCGACGCCACCGGCGTCAACGATTTTTACGGGATGCAGCAGCTTGTTATGCTCTCCTGGCCCATGAGTGGGGACGTGTTCGCCCTAGTTAAGCGCAGCCAGCCAACGCTCCTTATGCCCTACTCCCTGCGGCTGCACATTGTGGAGGCGGACCGGGTGCGCACGCCCCACACCGGCGGCCTGTTCGCCCTGGGCCAAACCCAGGGGAAAGCGGCCAACGGCAACCGTATTTTTGACGGCGTGGAGGTGGATTCCGGCGGCAGGGTAACAGCTTATTATATCGCCAACACCTACCCCGGGGAAACCTCCGGGGAGCAAACGGTATTCCAGCGGGTGGCGGCCTATGGGGAAGAAACCGGCCTGCCCAACATTTTGCAGATTATGGACAGCGAACGCCCGGACCAATACCGGGGTGTGCCTTACTTAGCCCAGGTGATGGAGCCTCTGCTGCAAATGCGCCGTTATACCGAAAGTGAGCTGATGGCGGCCCTGGTGCAGTCCTTTTTTACCGCCTTTGTAAAAAGCGACGCCGCCACCAACGATATGCCCTTTAACGAGGCCCTCACCCAAGGCGTTGGCCAGGTGAGCCAAAGCCCCAACGAGTACGAAATGGGCCCCGGCACCATTAACATTATGGAACCGGGGGAAAGTGTGGATTTTGGCGCCCCTACCCACCCGAACACCGGCTTTGATGTGTTTATGCGCTCCATGTGCGAGCAGGTGGGCGCTGCCTTGGAAATCCCAGCGGATTTGCTGCTGCTTTCCTTTAACGCCAGCTACTCCGCCAGCCGGGCCGCCTTGCTGGAGGCGTGGAAGTCCTTCCGAATGCGCCGGGAGTGGCTGATTCAGGACTTTTGCCGCCCGGTTTATGAGGTGTGGCTTACCGAGGCCGTGGCCCGGGGACGCATTGCCGCCCCGGGCTTTTTTACGGACCCTTTGCTCCGCCAAGCCTATTTGGGCAGCCAGTGGATTGGCCCGCCGCCGGGCCAGCTGGACCCAACCAAGGAAATTACCGCCGCCAAAATGGCAATCGAGCAGGGGCTTACCACCCGGGAGCAGGAAGCAATCAAGCTCAACGGCAGCCAGTACGCTGCCAATGTGGACCGCCTGCAACTGGAAAACCAGCGCCTGCGGGAGGCAAACGGCGAAGCCTTGCCGCAAACCCCAAAAAAGGAGGAAAATAACACAAATGAACGCGAAAAACAGCCCCATCCTGCCCTATAACATTGCAAACGTGGGCGAAAACGACGCAGAAATCAACCTGTACGGCGAGGTGGTGGAAACCCGCCCTGTGGATTGGTGGACAGGCCAGCCCGTAGAGGGCAGCTTTATTGCCGTGGATGAATTTTTGCAGGATTTGGAGGCCCTTTCCTCCAAGGAAAACATCACCGTACACATCAACAGCGTGGGCGGCAGCCTCTACGGCGGCATTGCCATTTACAACCGGCTCAAGGCCCTGCCCGCCAAAATCACCACCGTAAACGACGGCTTGGCAGCCAGCGCCGGCAGCATTATTTTCCAGGCAGGGGATGTGCGCCGGGTCAACACCGGCAGCAATGTAATGATTCACGGGGCCATGGGCTTTTTGTACGGCTACTACCAGGTAAAGGACCTAAAGGCAGCCCAAAAGCAGCTGGAGGCGGGGAACAAGGCGGCAATCAACATCTACACCCAAGCCACCGGCAGGGACAGCGCTGCCATCCAGGCATTGGTGGAGCAGGAAACATGGCTCACCGGCGAAGAAGCGGTGGCGCAGGGCTTTGCCGATGAAGTGGTGGGCGAAGTATCCGGCGTTTCCATGAGCCTTTCCCCAGATAAAAAGTTTATCACCGTCAACGGCATCAGCCTGCCCACCTTTGGCATGAGCAATATTCCCAAACGCATCCCAATTTCCAACCGTGTGCTGCCACAGCAGGGCTACGGCATGGGAAATGACAATACAGGAGGTACCAATATGGAAATCACAAACATGGAAGAGCTGCGCACCGCCTACCCGGAGCTGGTTGCCCAGATAGAAGCGGCTGCCCAAACCGCAGGTGCAGCGGCAGAACGCGCCCGCATCCAAAGCATTGAGGCAATACAGGGCGCCGTAGCGGATAAAGCCTTGGTGGAAGCTGCCAAGTACGGCGAAACACCAAGCACGGCGGAGCAGCTGGCTTTCCAAGCCATGCAGCAGCAGGCCGCCCTGGGAGCAAATATGCTGGGCAGCTTAACAAGGGAGGCCCAGGCCTCTGGCGCCGCCGCCGTAGCTGCCGCCCCCAACGCCGGCACAGAACCAACAGCCCAGGAACAAGCAAAGGCCCAGGAGGAGGCCGCCGTTGCCATGATTGTGGGCAGCAGAGCCAAAAAGGAGGCGAAATAATATGCCACTGTACAACGAAACTGTGGGAACAATGACCTACGATAATCTAATTAACAGCAACGATTTTCCCTTAATTACCGGCCTTAGAGCCATTGCGGCAGGCCAGGGGGAATTAAAGCGGGGGACGGCTTTGGCTGTTTCCGCCAGCACCGGCAAACTGTCCGTTTTGGGCGCTGCCGACAGTGAAGGGGAAGATTTAACCCCCTACGGCATCCTTTGCGACGATGTGGATGCAACAGAGGAAACAACGGCGGAGGTGTACCTTTCCGGCCACTTTAACCGCGGCAGCCTTATTACTAAGGATGGGGCTGAAATAACCGACGCCCAGGCGGAGGAATACCGCAAACAGGGCATTTATTTGGACAATTCCATGAAGTAAAGGAGGAACCTACTATGGCTTTTAACATTTACAGCACCCACACCATGCTGGCAGCGGTGGAGCAAATGGAACCGGTTTCCACCTTCCTGCGGGACCGTTATTTCCCCACCGCACAGGAGGACTTGTTCCCCACCGAGGATGTGCTGGTGGAGTTCCGGGACGGCACCACCAAAATGGCGCCAGTGGTGCTGCCCCGCAAAGGCAGCATTACCGTGGAACGGGAGGGCTACCAAACCCAGCGCATGACCCCGCCCCTTGTTGCACCCAGCCGCCCCCTTACCATTGACGACCTGAACAAAAAAGGCTTTGGGGAAAACCTGTTCTCCAACATTACGCCTCAGCAGCGCCAGGCGGACATTCTGGGGAAGGATTTGCTGGACTTTGACCGAATGCACGCCAAACGGGAGGAGTATATTGCCGCCCAGTGTATGTTTAAAAACGGCTATATTTTGCGCCAGTATGCAGACCAGTACGGTACAGAGGAATACCAGGAGTTTGAACTGCGCTTTTATGAGGAAGCTGCCAACCCGGCAGCCTACACCCCCGCCCTGCTTTGGGATGCAGCAACCTCCAACAAACTGGGCGATATTGCCCTAATGGTGCGGATGCTCACCACCCGGGGCAACGCTGCCACCGAGCTTATTTTGGGTAGCGATGCCGCCGAGGAGTTGGTAATGGATAAAACCATCAAGGAACTGTTGGACATTTCCCGTTATAACTTTGGCGCCTTTGAACCCAAAAGCCTGGGCCCGGAGGCAGCATTGCTGGGGCGCCTCAACATCAACGGCCGCATGATTGACTTAATCACCTACGACGGCACCTACATTGACGAGGTAACCGGCAAAGCAGAGCCGTACATCCCAGCTAAGTCTATCTGCCTTACCGCCCCCGGCGCCGGCCGCGGGCTTTATGGCGCTGTCACCCAGCTGGAGCAGCAGGACGGGGAGTTCCACACCTACATGGGGCGCCGCGTGCCAAAGTATACTGCCGATGCCGACAGCAACATCCGCAAGCTGACGGTTTCCAGCCGCCCGCTGTTTATCCCAAGAACAAAAAACCCGTTTATTACAGCAACTGTTTTGGCATAACGCCGGAAAGGAGAACAAAGCATGATTCAAATAGTAGCCGGCACCTACGGCAAAGCAGAAGGCAACCGTGTGGTTGCCGTCACCGCCGC